CCCTAAGGGTATACCCGTACACGTAAACCCCCATAGGGTAAACCCCTAAGGGTAAACCCTTAGGTAGAAACCCTTAGGTATTAACCCTAAGTTCGTCCGGGTCCCATGCCGTCAGGCTGGTCCCGGGTCAAAACCGGCCGTGGCGCGCAGGGGGACCAGCCCCGGGTCCAGGTACACCGCTATGAGAATCCCCACCAGAAAATTCGACATTTAAAATTCGACATCAAAAATTCGACATCGAATTTTCGACAAAAAATTTCCACGCCCCCAAACCACACCGCGTAGTAATCTGCCCCGCAGACGATCGAATAATTTTTTCTACGCGCTTGCATCCCCCGCCACCAGGGTGCTACACTGCGCGCACGTAACCGCACAGGCACCCCCACCATGGCAACCAAACCCGGCCTCTACGCAAACATCCACGCTAAACAAGCGCGTATTGCCCACGGCAGTAAGGAGCGCATGCGCACCCCCAATGCCCCCGGCGCGCCTACGGACAAAGCCTTTACCGAGTCTGCCAAAACGGCTAAGAAGCCGCCCACGGGCAAATCATGAAGTACATCAAGGGCAACAGCAAGCACGAGTGCGCCCCCAAGGAGTGGCGCACCACGCCAGACTACACGGGCTGTTACACGCTGGACGCGTGCATCCACCGCAACAGCAATAAGGACTTACCCCACCGGCTGGCGTATTTCCTCGAGCAGGAGAACGCCTACGGCGCCCGCACCGGGTACGACGGCTACCACAACTATGGCGGAGATTCTTAACATGATTAGCGACGTTGACTTGCTCCAGGTGTACCAAGACGGGTACAACTACAGTCACCTTACAGCAGTGCGGGCGGTGTACAGCGTGGGCGTAGACGCCGGACTTGCCCAAGCCTTGGCGCAGGCAGTGGTTGATGCCCTCGCCCCCACCCCCGCACCAGACATCACCCCCGACCCCGCCGAGAGCTGAGAGCGCACACAGTGCCGTGGAGCATGGCCAGTGCGCCCAAGCACACCAAGAAAGCCGACACCCCCGGCGCTAAAAAGCAGTGGGCCGCAGTGGCCAACAAGGCGCTAGCCACCACCGGCAGCGATGCCTCCGCCATACGGCTTGCCAACGCTGCCGTTGCCCAGCGCAAGACAAAGGACCACCCCAGTGGCCGTCGTAAAACAGCCCCCAAGTAAGCCCGACGCCACCCGCCCCGGCGACTGGGCCTACGCCCAAGTACAGTACGAATGCACCGCCCGCAGCACGTACGACATCGCCGCCGACATTGGCTTTAGCCAAACCGCCGTTATGGACCGCGCCCAACGCTACGGTTGGGTGCGTAACAAGCTGCCTCTTGCCGTGCAGCAGGCGGCCACGCTCATAGCTAATGAAAAGCTGAAGGTAGAAAAGGACAACCAAGCGCGCCTCCAGGTTATTGAGCGCGTCAACGTTGAAATGCAAGCCAAGGTGTTGGTTGCCCACCGTGCGGACATTGCCCAAGCCCGCAAGCTGTGCATGCGGTTGTTCAAGGAGCTTGAGGACTTGATGGACTTTAGCGACGACCTCGCCACCCTAGGTGAGTTGTTGCGTAGCGAGGACGACCGGGGCCGGGATAAGTTGAACGACGCCTACAAGCGGGTGCTTTCCATGCCGGAGCGCACCGCCACCTTGCGCGCCCTTGGCGAGTCGCTCAAGACGCTGATCGCCCTACAGCGCCAAGCGTTTGGTATTACTGGCGTACTTGAGGACGCTGACCAACCCGTGCAGGATGCCCAAGCCGCCGTACAGGGTATGGACGCCATACTGGCCAAGTTTGCCACCGTGCTGCAGCGCACTGCTAGTGCAGTGGCCCCCCGCCAGATGGGTGAGGTGGTGGATGCTGCAGCTCCCTAGCCAGATTAAAGACCAGCTTATGGCCGCCCCGTTTGACCGGGTGGCCGACTTGTGGCACATACTAGAAGCCCAACTGGGCGCGGACGTAAAGCCCTGGCTTGCCCAGCACGACCGCTACTACCTACTGGTGCGCGTACTTAACCGCATGGACTGCGTACACCCCTGGCTGTACGCCCGCACTAGGGAGGTTGAGCAGGACCGCGACGGACACCTCGACCTCTGGGCCCGCGAACACTACAAGAGCACGATTATTACCTACGCCGGTATAATCCAGGAAGTGATATGCAACCCGGACATAACGGTGGGCATATTCAGCCACACAAAGCCTATCGCCAAGGCATTTCTGCGGCAGATACAAAAGGAATTTGAGAACAACCAAACCCTACGCGCATTGTTCCCCGGCCTGTTTTGGCAGACGCCGGAGCGCGACGCCCCTAGCTGGAGCTTGGACAACGGCATTACCGTCAACAGGCAAGCCAACCCCAAGGAAAACACCATAGAGGCCCACGGGCTGGTGGACGGCCAACCAACGTCAAAGCACTTTAGCTTGTTGGTGTACGACGACGTGGTGACGCGTGAGTCAGTCTCCACGCCCGAGCAGATACAAAAGACCACCGAGGCCTGGGAGCTTAGTGATAACCTTGGCACCGCTGGTGGACGCAAGTGGCATATTGGCACCCGCTACAGCTACGCCGACACCTACGAGGCCATGCTCCAGCGCAAAGCGGTAAAGGTGCGCCTGTACGCCGCCACTGACGACGGCACTATCACTGGCGACCCTGTCTTGTTCACCCCGCAGGTGTGGCTGGCCAAAGTGCGCGACCAAGGCGAAGCCACCATTAGTTGCCAAATGTTGCAGAACCCCCTGGCAGGCCAGCAGCGCATGTTTGACGTTACAGACGTCCGCGTGTACGAGGTCCGCCCCGAGGTGATGAACGTGTACATCATGGTTGACCCTGCCCGTAGTAAGAAAAAGGACAGCGCCAAGACCGCCATTGCTGTTGTGGGCATCGACTACGCCCTGAACAAGTACCTGTTAGACGGTTTCAACCACAAGATGGACTTGCGCGAGCGTTGGCTGCGCACCGCCCAGATGTACCACCGCTGGAAGCGCGCACCCGGCGTGCAGAACATCAAGGTGGGGTACGAGGCTTTTGGCGCCCAGGCGGATCTTGATTATTTTGCCGAGCAAATGCAGAACCCACGGGAGGGCGGGCACTTCGTAATTCAGGAGCTTATGTGGCCCCGGGACAGCGAGGGCAGCAAGACCGACCGCGTCCAACGCCTGGGGCCGGACTTACGCGCCCACAAGCTGTACGTCCCCTACGACACCGACCCCGCCGCCCTTACCCGCACCCAGCGCAACATGGAGAACACCGGCTACAAGCACCGCATAGCCGCGCCAATCCGCCGCAAGGACGAGGCCAACCAAGTGTACGACCTTACCAAAGACCTACGCATGCAGTTGCACTTTTTCCCTTTTGGGGGGAAAAAGGACTTGGTGGACGCACTGTCCCGCATCTACGACATGGAGCCCCGCGCCCCCAACTTTGCCGAGCCCAGTTACCTTGAGCCCGAGTTTGTGTAGTACACTAGGCCCACTATGTCAGCCCTGAATCCAAAAGATCTTGGTAAGAAAGTCACCGCCCGTGACTTTAACTGGCTCGACCTCTGCATGCGCGCCTGGGGCGCCGAATTCAACGCCCCTGACCACGACATCTACCAGTGGTCTAACGGGCGTAAGTACGACAGCACTGACAAATTCCTCACCGGCATCTACGGCGTCCCGGTGTTCGACGTCCTCACCCAGGACAACAACTACATGGACATGCAGCCCGGGCTGGCCATGTCCGGCCTCAGCGCGACTGAGGAGATTGAGATTGCCATCGAGGTTGGCCCCGCAGTGGCAGCAGTCACGTGGGTGAACAACGCAACCAGCACGGTACTGTGGACCAACGCGGTTGGCGCCACGGTTGACTTTACCCCCTAACGCACACAGGCACCATGGCAACTCCCATATCACTGTTACCGGCGGCCTCTCTACCCGTAACGGGCAGCGACTACTTGATAGTTGACCAAGCCAACGCGCAGGCTACCACAGGCTACGTAACGCGGAGGGCACCTGTCAGCGCGGTAGTTGCGGCAGTCAACAACGCGGCTACGGCCATCAATGCCTTCACATACATGACGCCAGCGCAGATTACATCCATACAGGCCAGAACTGGTATGGATGTTACGGCTTCCCTTCAGAATTTTTTTAACGCATGCAAAGGTGGTAATGGTTACATGCCCGCAGGCACGTACACAAAAAGCGGCGTCATTACGCTTGACCCCACTTACAGCTACAACATTAGCGGTGCCGGATATGCTAGCGACAATTCCAACCAAGGTACCATCATTAAGGATACGGGCAACAACAACGGGTTGCAAGTTGTTTACTCATATGCTCAGTATGCGCCGGGTGGTGGTGCTGATGCCCGTGGCGGCCCTAACAGCGACAACCTAGTTAAGATCTCTAATCTCAGTCTACGTGGCCCTGGCAACAACACTCTTCCTGGTACTCAAAGTATTCAGTTGTACAATGCTGGTCCTGTTACAGTTACTACTGGGACAGGCATTTGGGCGTACTGGGCTAACAACTTTTGGCTTGAAGATGTGTGGGTCAGCCAGTATCCAGCCGGTGGTTACTACGGTACTTGGTGTTTTGGATCAGGCATCAAGAACTCTTACTTTGTTAAAAACCGCAGTTTTGGCATTCAGCTTGTAGACACCAACAACCTTTTCCAGTTGAACGGCGTCAAAGCGGTTGGTAACGGTGTTGTCAGCCTTGCCGCAACAAGTTTTAATTGTTTGATAACAGCCAGCGGTAGCACTCACCCAAACCTGGGGGTTGTTGTTGGGCAAGACAGTGATTTTGAAAGTGGCGGCACAAATGCGCTGGCAGGATACATTTTTAGCCAGACTGCTGGAACATTGACAAGTTTAGTGGTGGCTGCTGGTGTTGCCACTGCTACGTTTACATCTGCGCCATCGTTCCTTGCTGGGCACTACATTGGTGTAACAGGTGGGTCTACAGGTTCTAGTAATGCAGTGCTCAACACCATAACGCCAGCTATTGTGGCTACGGTTGTTGGTAACACAATCACCTATCCAACAACAGCTAGTGCAGCAACATACAGCGTCACCGGTCTTCAGATTGCCCCTTACGTTTCAGGGTTGGGGCTGAACTACGTGTACGGGGCAACGGTCAACGCTTATGCAGAAGGTTGTACTGGTGCTCCCATTTATGTGTACGGTACTAGCAGAGCTGTAACTATTACGGGGTGTTCGTTTACTGCTGGCAAACTGTTTATTGATACTCCTGTTGCTAGTAACACCGCATATGCCTATGGCATTTCAGTCTTTGGCAATCAGTTTTATGGGGTTGCTTCTGGTATTTATGCAGCTACAGAACTTGGTGTCGTGCTGTACAACAACCAGTACATTGCTGACACAACAGGAACTCCTACCTGTACGCTTGGTGCTTATGCGGTGGCTGAGACAGGCAACATCATTGTTCAGGGTGGCCAAACAGGGCGCGGCACTAACGTCTACAGTGGCGCAAATGCCCCCAGCGACGTAACCAATTGGGGCTCTGGGGTCAATACGCTTCAGAGCGTTCAAAATACTGGCTCTGGTGGCTCTGGCCTTCACAATAGCGCGTTTGGCTACTACGCCGCCGCTGCGAATAGTACCGGATACAACAACACGGCTGTAGGCTACAACTCGTTGCTTGCCAACTCTACTGGCTATCAAAACACAGCAGTTGGAGCTAGAGCACTAGATGCTACTGCGGGAACCAACATCCAAACAATGGTAGCTGTAGGTTTTGCTGCTGGATCTGGAATAAACTCTGGCAGTGGTGAAACCAATGTTGGTAATGCGGCTGGTCTGCGAGACACTCCCGCTGCTAGTAACGGCAACAATACGCACGTTGGTACTCAAGCTGGGCGCATTACCAATGCCGCTCTTGTTGATAGCGTAACTATTGTTGGTGCTCAAGCATCTGGGTATGCTCCAACTTCCGGCCTTACAAACCTAACTGCTGTAGGGTACAACACGCAAAATGATGCGCTAGCAGCAAGCAACATAACTATCTTGGGTAACAGCAGTGCAACTACAGCAGTCATTCATGGCAAGGTTAGGTTGGACAGCGCGTACCTAAGTTCATCTACTACCAACACAGTGACCAATAAAATCAAAGTCAACATTGGCGGCACAGATTATTACTTGCTTGCATCCACTAGCGGGACTTAATCATGGCAGTACCCTACACATTTGCGGGCGCCGTGGCGCCAATCCCCCTTAGCCAGCTAGACGCTAACTTTGCCGCACTCAGCCCGTTGCCACTTGCCACGGGCGTGAGCGGCACTCTACCAGTGGCCAACGGGGGTACGGGCATCACCAGCCTGGGCACAGGGGTAGCAACGTTC